TTGGAGGTAAGGATACGAAGCAACACCGATAAACTTTTTGAAATCAGCAGCGCCTTCATCGGAATCACCCATGAAGTCGTGTTCGCTACCATCGATTGAGGCGATGGTGTACGAAGTGACTGACGCACAAGCTTCGCCAGTTGTAATATCAATAGTGCCAGCATCAATGTCGTTTTGGGTGTAGGCAACCGAAGCGCCAGACACAGTGTAGCCCGCAGGAATCAGATCGCCATAATTATCTAGGGCAACTCCCTTTCCAGGCATTAAAACGACCCAATCTTCTGAGTTCAAGTTCTTCATTTTGAATTGAACGGGAAGCCAAGCTGCAACTTTATATCCGCCAGCCGAGCCCATTCCTTCATGTGAAAACGGATCGGGAATCATGTTCCCGACATGGTCGAATGGTTTGTACGCAGATGTTTGTTGACCAATTGCGTTGGTAGTCATAAATTAATCCTCCTCTAAACCTTGTTTTGGGGAAGACGACCTTCCCTTGTGAGTGAATCCAATTGAGCCTTCATCCATTTACTTGCAGCTTCTACGCCATGAGAAAATTGGTATTGAAGACAAAGAGCTTCGAGTTTTTCAAGTTCGTCTTTTGTTAACATATCAGGCTCCTTATCCTTTACCACTGGACCCACTCCGGTTGTACAGGGGTTGGCGACCTGATTACCATCTGGGTTCCTCGACATTCCATCATTGAGTTTATCACAGATTTTTTGGATGTCTAATACCTTCACACAGTTACCGATTTCACTGTCTATTACTTCATTTGTCATTTCGGAAATGTCTTTTTCAAGGCAGACCTTCTTGTCCGCAAGGCTCTTAAGTACGCGAAGACATTCGGCTTTTGCGTTTTTAACTGCAAGTTTGTCTTGAATGGCTTGAGTCTGTATCCCCTGGAAATCTTTGAAAACAGCATCATATTTCACTTGGAGTACGGCGAAATTTTCTTTATTTTTTCCAAGTTCATCCTCGAGACGAGCAACTTCACCGAGAAGAGCCTTGTTGTCGTTGGCTAAATCTGCAGGAGCAGAGCAAGAACAATCAGGAACAAGGGTCTTCAAGTGTTCGGAAAGAGCGACCAGTTGGTCTTTAGTAAGATCTACGGGAAGAACTTTTGAGGGATCGAAAGCGTCTTCTTTCTTGCTAGTGCAACCAAGAGCTTTGCCCTTACGTTCTACGCATGCAAGAATTGCAGTCTTATCTCCTGTGCCTTTATAGCGACCAATGAGTCTTTTTGCAGCAGTGTAGTGCGCGCAATCTGGAACTGGGAAAGATCTATTTGGACCACAGAATGAAGATGAGGCCATCTTTTTACGTGATTCAGCTGAGAGTTTCTTATCTTCAGCTATTTCGACTTTCTCTTCTCCATCACAATCTTTCATCATGTAGGCGTACAACATCTCTTCCTCATCTGCAGTAATTTCGCCACCTTCAAAAATTTTCACAAGAATTTGATCTTCTTTTGAAATTTCAGGAACTGGTGTAGCAGCGGGAGGAGCTGGTGGAGTCACAGTATCTGTAGTCGGAATAGTAGCAGCCGCTGTAGTAGCGGTTTGATCCATGGGTTGTTCAGGCATTTTGTTCTCCTTAGAATCCATCAGGATAACTCCAACCTGATAGGATTTTTTGTTAGTAAATGGTAACGTCTTTTCTTGACCATTAAGTGTCATTTGCATTACGATAGAGCCTTCATCAGCAGGATCTCCAACTATTGAATATTCTCTATAGGTTAGTTTCCCGCAAATGATGAAAGCTGGAAGTCCATCGTAATTTTCACCTGGTTGATGTTCACACTGATCATTTTTGATCCAGTCTTGTTTACAAATAGAACAGATTGCCTGATCGGTTGTTGCGCCGACAGAACCTGTAAGATAGCGACCATCAAGGAATTTTTGAATTGCATCTTCGTTTGTTATGTGAAGATCTATTTCGGCGAAACCTAGACCAGAATATTCCTCGTTATCAAGGATTTTATTAATAGAAAATGCGCGGATTAATTCCCACTCATCAACAAGACTCATCCCACCAGAAACAAACTCGTCAATAACTTCAGGAGATAACGTAATAATCCCACTATTTTTAATCGATGACGAATTAGAAAGAAGACTCTTGATGGAATGGGACGTGTCAACATACTGAGAAGAGATAATCCGACCCAACGGATCTCCGTAAGTGTCGTGATTTAGGTGTACTGCTTTTGGATATGGTTTCACGAAAGTTCTAACGCCAGCAGACATTTGGTCTGGCAAATACATTCTGTTATTTATGATTTTCCCAGAATGAGTTGCCGCCATTTTAACAACAAAACCGTGTTGATTTATATTTGCTGCCGATTGATTAGGTTGCTGATATAAAAAATCTTTAATAGTTTTTACTGACTTAACGTCGAATGTGACCGTATCACTAAATTTTAGGAAATTTTTCTTTGCCACGACTCTCTCCTTGACGTAACTTGCTGTCAGGCCACACCATTTTTATAACACAATTACAGTTAGGATGGAACGGTGGGCATTCATCAAGATCGTAATGAGGTAGCGACTTATCGCCATGTTTTGGAAACGGAAGACTAGAAAAAACTATTTCTTTTCTGTTATGCTCTAAACATATAGAGCAATGACTATCGTGAGATTGCTCTCTAATAGCAACATAAATTTTACTTGGTCTAACCTTTAATGGATTCGGATCTGGATCATTGGGATTATCAGGGTCTTCTTCTCTTTCTCTCCTTGGCTTTAAAGAATAACAGCCATCCAAATTCCCAAGAATAAAAGAGCTTCTAAGTTCCGTTGTATCAATATAGTTTGCTCGATAGCGAAGCGAGTCAAAAACAGTTTTCGCAACATTTGCTATTTCCCCTTGGCTGACTGAAAGGCTTTGTCCTTTAGTTATAAACACTTTTAATTGATGAAGAAGGTCTTCAGTTAGTCTATCAACTACACCTTCTACGTTTGGACGAAAAATTGTAGCTTTTCTAATTGAAGAGAATTCTGGAGCAAAGGATGTATCTCCAGATCTACGGCCGTCAAGATTCATGAATCCATTGATATATTCAGAAATACACCTAGTGAGCAATTCTTCTTTTGTTGGATTGAGGATAGCGCGAATTTTCGCCTTTAACCAATCAGTGTCAGTCTGACCATTTTGAATAGCGGAAACTACCATGTCCTCAGCAGCATCAAATCTATTTCTCATTATTCCAGGGATAGGTCCAATACTATCTTTGAAGTCTTTAGCTGGAATTGATTTACCTGATGTACCCTTAGGCTTTGATTGAATCTTGAGTTTTACCGCTTTTTCTTTAGCCGTACGTTCTTCTTGGGCTGCCTCTTCTTCGGCCTGTTTCTCAATCTCAAAGTCCTTCTCGCCAACCTCGAGAGAACGATTATCGGCTGCAGCTCGGGCAAATGCTGATGAAGCTCTCTTTGTTGCAGAGATAAGAGCCTTTGGCTCGTCAAAGAGTTTCCAGGCAGTATTGTAAAATTCGGGATACTTGTCCTCTAACCACTCATCAGAAGCCGCTTCTTCTCCAGTTGGAACCCTAATCGGCTTGTACCCTAGTTTAGCTCTCAATTCTGACCAGGTAATCGCGTTTTTCAAAAAGATATCCACATAGTGATTATCTTGTCGAATTTGTGTATCAATATCTATTTCGAAGAACTTAAATGAAACAATATTGTCAGAATCGAATATATTTATGTCATGGAAATCTGCTTCTAGGAGCAGCTCTCGAATTATCAAAGAATTGAATAGTTCTTCAACTGCTAGCTGCATGTCTTTTACGCAATCAATTAAGTTCTGCGACATTGCTTGAGCAGTCGATCTATTACTTGTATTTCCCTGTATTGTGACCTTGCCATTACGTCGGGTTACAAATAAATGGTTTGGAACATTATAACAGTAGATCGTTCCTTCATAATGCTCCTTAGAAACAAAAGACGAATTTAAAATTCTGGCGTGATATTTTTTACTTACTAGTCCTGAAATGAACACTCTGTTAATTATGCGGCCCCAACTTTTTTCATTTTGAACGGTCTCTTTTACTTTTGCAGACAAACCTAAAGAGAGAGCTAAGACTTGAACATCATTGGCTAATGAGACAGAAGTCGTATAATAAGTTTTATTTGTTGCTCCCTTTTTCTTGCTAATAGTTCCATCTCCCATAATTAAAGCGTTAAATAGAGCCAAACGTTGCTCAAAATTCCAAGACCAAATAATTTCTGGTAGAAATTTCTCTTTAGCTAATCCGGGACACGAAATTTCTAAAAACTTATATAGGGCTTTTGAATAAATCTTTATTCCTGACTGATTTTGTCTTCCAATTCCATTACATTTTATTAACGAAAATGACAAACCACATCTTTCAGCACATTGACAAATCTTATCTAAAATTTCTCCCTTATTTTGTGAAATTACTACTCGATAAACTCCTCTATCGCCATTACTTTTATCCAAACAACCTTCGGAAATATAATATCCAAGAAGTTCCGCGAAATCTACAAGCTTACATGAAATGTCTTTTGCTCTACCTGTAACCTTTGCATATGACGGCAAAAAGATATCTTCTTCGTTTTTATTATCAATGGGAGCTGAATCCATCATATAATATTCATTAAATTTTTCATTAAAAAGTTCCCAAGCCTGAACTTTTCTCCAATTCAAGTTATTTTTATTTCTTGGAGCTACCCACATCTCGTGGTGTGGAGTAACCTTTACGTCTATATGTTTGCCTTTCCAACAAATCATATCTCCAGAATAAAATCCTTCATATTTATAGTTAGCAAAATTAAATTCCATCTTAGACGTTTCGGGGTTAAATGTTGCGATTTTTTCGTTTAAGTGGTTTATTTCCCAATGTTTTTTCCAACCATTTTCGGTTAGTGTCTCTGTTTCCGAATCGTAACAGTCGCCTTCTCCAAAGTCTATCGCGCTCATAGACAATCCAGCAAATAGACGCTTTTTAAAATGCTCGAGATAAGGTTGAGCTTGAAGAGCTTTTCCTTCTGCACCAAGAAGTTTAATCTCGTGATTTTCGGGAGTAACAATTCCTCCCTCAGAAGGCATCCGAGAAATTCTTCTCTCAGCTATATCAACTTCGCTTTCTCCTCTTTCGGTAATCCCAGCTGGCTTATCTTTATTGCCGACTTGGTAATGAAATAGAGGGAAAAGGTGTTGATAGATTAAAAGCTCAATATTCTCTTCAATTCGACGAAGAGCTCTAATATCGTCAAGAACTGGAGTCCAGGTTGGAGTTCCAAAAATGAAACCATCTTTTCTATTGTAATGAAGATGAACTATGTCTTCTGGAGAGAAATCTTTTTTAAAATTTTCAGTTAAAAAGTGCTGCCAAATTGTAACTCTTTTACCTTTTTCATCCAGATCATACTTAATTGTCTCAGGAGGTATTGGAAAATAAGCAGCTACAGGTTCAAGTTGTTTTCCACTAGGAAGTCGTCTAACCTTACCGCCTGAAGCTTTGGTCACTCTTGTTTTAGCGAGAAAGGCATTAGACTTTCGAACTATCCCAGAAGCAATCGAACGAACCAAATTTCCGATAGAGGATTCTCCATCAGAAGCTATTTCCATTTGTTTGAAGCGGTTTTCTATATACTCTACTGTTTTAGGATTATTGCCCTTAAAGAAATAGCCGTTTTTTAAAAATAGTCCAACCTTCTTAATGAAGGATTGCATAAGATAGGACTCGGTGTCCTCCGCTCTTCCAGCCTCTCCAAGTTCGTATTCTGGTTCTCTGAGTACTCCACGTACACCTTGTGTATACAGGGCTGCATAAAAAGTAGAGGGATTTCTAAGTGGAGTCTTAATAAACTTCGGTTCAAAGGGAACCTTTTCTTGACCGGGAGAGATGCTTTTTGCGTCTGCCACTTATATTTCCTATTCTCCAGAGATCCAGTCATTAATCTGTTCGATGCCTATTATACCTGTGTTATTAAATTGACACCCAAATACAATTCTACTAGGAGTGACCAAAGTGTCAACTATTCCAGCTAAATATGGATCGATTACTGGGTCGCCAGTCGAAAGCGTTGTTGCTGAAGATGGTACTGCTGGCCGCTGACCTCCTGGAACTGTCTCGTAATTCAACGGAGGAGTAATTAGCGGTGCAAGTATATCTCGAATTGGATCTATCTGTTCGTCTGGTTCGTCGATGTGAACTTCACCGTCTGGACCAGTCCATACTTTCCATCCCTTATCCTGAGCGTATTTGTTCGCCATATTGCTTTCTACGATTCTTTTTAAATCTTCTTTATCGCAGTTTGGTGAACCTTTCATTGCGTTAATAATTGTAGCGATAGCGGCGATCAAACGGATAAGAGCTAGCTTCTGAGCTTGAGCTCGACCAGTACTCTTGGAGTATCCAACACAATATTCTTCAACTAGTTTCATGAACTCGCCTACAGCTGTATTGGCAAGTTGCTGGAATCTAGTGGCAGATTGCTGAAGAAAACTGGCTATGTCATTAGTGAAAGACTGCAGCATTCCTCCAAATCTTCGACCCCAATCAGCATTATCTTTCATTAACTTCGCTGACTTATCTACTCCAGCATTAAACGCTTTTCTTCCGCCACCAGTTTCATCTAAAGACTTTGTTTTCCATCCAGCATCTGTCGGATGAGATGGAGTAGAAGCATTGATCGAACCAAGATGATATTTATTGGTATCAAACGTCTTTAACTGTTCGTCTGTTGGAATCTCTCCATTCTTTTTGGGGTCTCGGTAGAACATCTGCATGGGCGCGGGGCCACGAAGTCTAAAGTCTGGGAGTTTAAATGATGACCAATCTAGCTTTCTTGAGAAATTGATTATTGCGTTGATGATGCATTGGATTGGTTTCAATATCAGGTTCATAAACTGAATCAGAAGATTTACAAATTCCTGTAATATCGGCATTATCAAGGGGGCAACAAATGACAAAACTAGATCAATCAACATCCCATCAAGAACGATTGAAATGTCCTGTAGAAGAGCTGAAAGAGCAGCAAGCATTGTGAAAAGATCTGGAAAACATACCCAGTTCAACATAAATTCGATGAAAGCACATGGATCAATGTATTGCCCAATACCTTTGAGCATGTTTATCATTTCATTGATTTGAGCTATAGTTTCCCGCCAAAACTTTTCGAACGCTTCTCTAACGCTATCAAATGGATTGGTTAAAAGACCTTTTGCGTCTTTACCCCATCGAGCAAATTCTTCGCCGATACTACGAAAGTCACAAGGAATGCAATCTTTAAACATCTTTCGACGGAAAGCTTCACCCATTTCTTTAGAAGAGGTGTTATCTTGAGAACCTGAGTCTGACTGTTGTTTGCTCTCGTCCTTTTCAAAAAGACTGCCAATTGCTCCTGGGATGGGGAGTAGCGCAGATGCGATTTTCATCGGAACTTTGAAAACATCGGCCGCGCCCGAGCGTCCTTCATCAATTAGGCTTTCTAACTCTTTACTCTGCTCCTTCAGGTCATTGGAAAAGGCTTGAAGACGTTTACCTGTAGCTAAATCGGTAAATCTTTTCGAAGCTTTGTACATAGAACCTGTATTCGCAAGTTGTGGAACAAACATTGCGTACACAGATCTCTCGTCTGTAGAGAATGCACAACCATGCTCAAAAGCTCGAATGATCGTAAAACAGTCTGCAAAATCTGCGGTTGCCATTAGGCGGCTCCCCCAAACTGTTCAGTCATATCTGAATTCAAATCAGTTAGTTGCTGTTTGGCTTGAGCACCACTGTTTGGAGTACAAATTTCTTCTGGAATCAGTTGATTTAGAGGAGGCGGAATAATACTCCGAATAACCTTTAGGAGAAACATTTTCCACAACATATTCATTAACATACAAAGGAGCATATCCTGAAACTCTTCGATATCAATTGGCTCAATCACTTGGCCCTGTTTGGTTAACTCTGGTCTATTTAATCCAGCCTTAGCACTATCTGAGAGCGCTTGAATCGGAATATCTTCTGGATTAGCTCTCATTCGCTGGATTTCGTCTTGATCTGGAATTAACGTTTCAGCAACATCATTGCCTCTTTGAGATAAACCTTCACGACATTCTTTGTATTGGCGATAGGTTATTCTTGGTTTATCGATCTTGAAGCGACGACGAAGAGCATCTATGACATGTTTGTCTCGAATTGGATCTAGGTCAATGTAAAAACTGTCACATTCTATGTCAACCTTAGCTTGAACTGCTTCAGCTAAGATACGTCCAGCTTGAGCTAGATTGTCTATAATTTTAAATTTGTCGTCTTCTTTTTGGGGAGATAGTCTTTCAGGTAGCCCTTCAGGAGGTGGGCCGTCAAATTTTGGTTCTATGTATCTAATCTTAGGACGATAATTTAATATACCCTGATCTTCTTTGTCTATCTTTTTTGTCATTAGACATCGCTTTCGGTCGCGGAAACCTTAAATCGTACGGTCTTTAGCCGTTGAACTGGGATAGATGCTGGAATTTCGATTCGAATCCAAACTGGTAACCAAGTATTGGTGTCAGTAAGATCTGAAAGATCTATTTCCCCTGGGGAACCTGGGATAGCGTAGTTAATTGTTGACCATTCGTCTGATGTTGGTTGTGTATCGCCCGCGAAAAGTTTGAAAGAAAATCCATCATCTCCACCAACAAAATCGATCTCCAAAGTGTCAAATTGCTCGATTGACATAGATATATCTTCGTAAACGTGCAAACTGTCATCGTTTCTTACGAAAATTTTTACTTCATGGATACCACCAATTCGGCCATCGAAGTTATGTAAAAATGCGTTAGTGAATGTACCAGAACTATATGGGGTACTGTCGCCCTGATTTTCGTAGAGCTGAATTGACATTAGATATTACTCCTCTGCGGTCGATAGGTCCTGGACCTAATGATAGCATTGCCAGATTCCTTTGTCACTCCAAAGTATTTTCGCATGTTAACTACGCGACTATTTTCTGCAACGTGAGCAGCTGGAATGATGGTTTTGGGTCTAGTAAAAAGATCCGTTCTTTGTTCTGGCTTTTTGATTTCTTTAGATTTTTCTTCTGAAACAACAAATCCCATTTTCGCAAGAGGAACGTCATCTGTACGAACCTCGCTGCCAGCAGAAAGATTGATTCCTTTAGTAAATCTAACATCTGTGACTGGAACTGGCTTGCCAAGGCCACTAAACTCAAGAGCAAAAGCTACAAGCCCCAGCATTACCGCGTCTAACTCATGATCTCCACTCTCACCTGGCTTATAGACCGCTTTACCAGAAGGAGCCACATGATCAATGACATAGCCTTGCAATTGAGAACTAAGCTGTTCGTCTTCTTCTGGATAACGGAAAAGTCCATTCTCAATGTACCGAACAGCATTTTCGACCATAAAGTTCTTAGCTGGTTCTTTTTTCTTTTCTCGAGTGAAAAGATCTCTGATCTCAACTGTTGAGCCAGAGTCATAAAAGAATGTACATCGAAGGAATGCATCTGGATGATTCGGCCCGCGTTGTTCATCTGCAAGGGCATCGTATCCCCATTTATGTAACATCTCTTCTTGTGTTGCTCCAAATCCTTTATCTGCATAAATCGCTTTTGGCTTCCAGATTCGATTAAGCCGAGCAATCTCTTCGCACGCTTTGTGCTGAGTATATCCGACCTGCTGTACGCAACAAAAGTCTACAAGATAAATGTACTTATTAGATGGATTTTCTCCAAGAACTACAATATTTACACCATTCTTAATATCATTCCAGTCGCAACCAATAATATAACGCCATCCAGTAGTTGGGACAAAATCTCCATATTTATAGTTACTTTTGGCGATAGAGATGTATTGATTTTGGAAAACCCCGCCCTCCATTTCCCCAAATTCCGAAAGAACTTCGTGTATATAGCCTATTCTGGTTAAACGTTTTTTATAGAACAAATCAAGTTTTTCATTCCACAGGGGATTTTCCGTAGATGGAAGATGGAACTCTTTAATTGTGTCGTCAAAACACATCTTGTAAAAACTCTCTCGTTTGCCCGTAGGAGTAGAGCTGGCCCAAGTTTGGGCATCTGGAGAGTTTGTAATAATCGACATCGCAGCATCCATGTCGTCTTCATTCAGCATGTCTGATTCGTCAAAAACTAGAAGATTAGCGTGCTGACCACGGGCTGCTGCTGCACCATTATTAGATTTGCTTCCCGCAGTGAATCCGATAACGCTCGACTTGTTTGCTAGTTCAAGTGTATATTGGGGAGCCTTCACTGAACGGACAATGGAGTTGCGAAGTTTTTCAGAGCTAAGGATTAAATCATTTAAACGTTTAAATACAAGATCAATTTGCGATTGAAATGGAGCAATAAGAACTATCGCAAAACCTTCATCCTCTGGACAGTCCGGTCTCATGAAAAGAAGATAAAGCATTGCGATTACAAGAGCTTCCGTATTATGTGTAATAATATTGTTTGCAATGAAATTATGCGTATCTGGAACAGTTAAATCCCATGTCATTTTATTACCAACATGGATAACAGATCTTACGCGAATAAAAGCTATGTCACCATCTTCATAAACTTCTGTTTTCGGAGAAGCCTTCATTTGAAGAGACATTCTATAAACAGCTTCTACTGCTTGATCTTTACCTAATATCCCAATTTTATTTCGAAAGTTTTTTATAGATTCCTTTCTAGAGATACAGATTTGACGCGCATATAGTTTGCCCTCTTTGCACTTTACTGTCTTGAATCTAACGTCAGCGTAAATGCAAAATCTAGCCAATAGGGCGATTATTTGGCTAGCTAGCCTTTCTGAAACTGTACAGTAACCAATTTGAATTTGACCCCTTTTAGAAATAGAAGCCCAACCATCACACCCAAATAAACATCGTAATAATTCAATCGTATTTTCATCATCTAGGGTCATGAACTCATCGGGAATATACTTTTTATGCGAGTTAAGGCCATAAATACCTATTGTCTTTAACCATTCCTTAAGTGGATGTAATTTACCAACACCTTCTCCTAAAATATGGTAATCGCAATTAGTCTTATCTGATTCATATTGGTATAGTGTACAGTTATAGTTTTTTAATGCAGTCTCAAAACGAGAGAGTATTTGTTCATTCGTATTAGAAAATCTGCAATTATTGGAGGTTAGATTTCCATCCGCAATCATACATCCAAGAATTGTCATTTGGTAATTTGGAACATGTTTCGTTAAGCTCAGGTTTAAGTTCTTTGGGACAGCTACATAGCAGTCATTAGTTAAATCTTGAGCTTCTAACCACTTATCTTCTAAAATTACATGTCTTAATCCAGTAGTTGCTTTACCCTGTTTTTGTCTGACCAAAAATGGATGATGCTCAGTAGCCTCTATTTCCCTACCATCCATTAAAGTAATACGCATTACTGGTTTAATTCCATTACAAGCACGAAGAGCAGGGTTAACTACAGTAAAATAATTCCTATCTAGAGATACTACTAAATCTCCATCCTGAACTTCTTCTATTGGACGTTGACTACCATCTGCCATCTGAATCAACGTACCAGAGACTAAACATTTTCCAAGCTGTCTTCCTAGTCGGTATACCTTTTGTTTGGCTGAGCAATTATGAACTACCAAACCATTAGCTATAAAATTATGTCGCGTATCTACTTCAATATCGTAAACAATTTCTTGGCCCGCATATTCTATATTGACGATTTTGGTGCGTGTCAGACAAGAAAGACCGCCATGCCGACGCCAATGCGTACGCATCGCCAAATTATCAATTGCTTTTCTACTCTCTAATTCCTTCCCATACACTAGACCACAGAAATTAAAAAATTGTTCCTGATCGGCAATACGCTCTATTCTAAGAGAAACTCCCTTAGCATCAATATCTTTTTTATCTTTATAAATATGGCTCGCATATATCCCAATTTTTTTTAATAAATACCTAAATAAAAGTAAAAAATTTCTATTACCATTTGATAAATTCAAATGCGTAATTCCAAAGCCGCCCTCGGCCCCTTCGTAGGTATAAATACAACCATCGCCAGACCAACAGCGATTAATAAAAGCGCCCAAGGCAATAGCGGAAAAATGAAACGCATATTGTAAAATACTGATTTCTCGTGTTATCTTGTCATAACAACCAATCGATCTCAGAAAAACCAGTAAAGGTGAATCGCGATTAGAGAAAGCTACACTCCAAAACCTATGATGAGTAACTCCATCTTTGCTGATACGCTCAGGATGAAATCTAATTTCACTGTCTTTAAGTCCAAAAACTTTATCCGCTAACATAACAAATTCATCGACATATTCTTTGCGGATATTACTAAATTCAACTACGTGTTTTTCCCCAATTTTACCAGAGTTGCAAACATATCCGTCAGTTACGATATAGCCTAAAAGTTTAGCTAAATCCTGATCATTATTGTCCCCAAAAATAGCGAACTGATTGAGCGTATAAACCTTATCGCCAATTGAAAGTCCATCTTCAAGCGTTTTATAAACTCGCTTAAAAGATTTACAATCGAACATCTCATTAAGAGCCCCATCTTTGTACCAACTCAGAATAGGATGATTTGCCGTTACTTTAAGTGTGTCGCCATTTTCTAATGTAACCCTCCAAAGGTCTCTCACTCCATTTTGAAATTTCCGCAATACGGCATAACTTCGTTGTGTTTGTTTTCTCCCCTCGTTATAAGTTACAACTTTATCTCCCACCTCTACATCACGAATCTTCTTGATCGTACCATCGGCCATAAAAATATCTGTATCGCCATGCAAACATCTCAACAGTGTAGCTTGATAGGGTCGATGATATCTTGAATGACCAAGAATACTTTCTCCTGGATGTCTTGCAATCCATTTTTGGTATTCTTTTGGATTTTTACGTTTCCAAACTTCACCGTCTGGATCTAGGCAATGCCAGTCCAAATAGTCTGCGGCCCAAATGACAGGGTCAAAGAAAGCTTCAATTTCTCTTTTAGTTAGTTCTGGATTATCTCTGATTAGTTCTGGCGTTGCATACTCTTTTGGAATACCGTCACATTCTATTTTAAATTGAAGTCTGCCGCTTGTGGCTCCAAATTTTTTCTTGTACGCCTTAACGCAAGATATACATTCGTGAGAACATTCGTTGAGATTCAGCATCTTTAGATCTTTCTAATATGGGGCGCATTAAATTTTTCCCAAATATCGGAAGCGTCAAATGGTGCCGTGTTGTCCATATTCATTCCAAGAGCACTAAGGCCAGAATTAATTTGAGCTCTATTTTTCATTAGGCCCTCTTCTCGACCAATTTGATATCGTCTCGTAGGCCAATCCGTTCTCTGTCTAATGGATGGAGGATTATTAAAATGTCTTCTCATTTGTTGTGGTGTTTCGCTTTTAATTATCCTGCTTTTGTACGGATTATTTTCCCTTTGAAATCCATACTGTCCTCCATTATCCCATTCTGAACGATTTCCTTTTTTGAAATTGCCTCTCTTAAAAAAATCCTTCAAAGTATCGTCTAAAGAGCTTGCTGGAGCACTTTCAACCGTTTTTCCAACAGAACTGCCCATTAAGCCACGAATATCATTTCTAATTGCTCCGACAAAAGCACTACCCTTTGAACTTCTAATGAATCTAGCCGACTGCCCAGCTAAAGCTCCAAAAGCAGCACCAATCAAAACTCCAGTACCCAATCCAGTGTCTTCAGAAACACCAGAATAGAGAGCTCCAATAGCTCCACCAATTCCTGCGCCGATTAGAGACATTACATCCTCCCTGAACGCCTAATGGCTCCAAATCTATTTGCCTGTTTTCCTGCCCAAGAAGCAGCTAGACCCGAAATTCTAGTAAGAGGTTCGTTGGCACGGATACCAGAAGAATTCCCAAAGTCTACGGCAAAGTTTCTAACCGAATTCATCATAGAAAGTCCCATAGAACCTACAGAAAATCTCGAGCCACTCAAAAAGGCAGCACCAATATTTTGATTACGCCCCATAACTCGACCTGCTATAGCTCCAGCTCCAATACGACCGGCAGAAAACATCCCACCCATCATTGCTCCCTGAAGAGCTCCACCAATCATTGTATTATTATCAGAAAATGCTCCATAAGCAGCACCCACGCCTGCGCCCGAGAGAAGATTTCGACCTAATCGAGTTGAAGTTCCCATACTCCCAAGGTAATTCGCAGCCGCACCAAACCACTTGCTTATTACTGGCATCGGTAACATTTATTCTCCTATCTCATCATTGGAGTGTGCATGAGCATAGCTTCGTTGCCCATTGCAGCTCGACCATTAATAAAACCTCTCTGAATAGCCATCAGAGACCTCTGTCTCAAAGTAGCAGCATTCCCAAACTGATCTTCAATCGGACTGCAGAATTCTAACTCTCTCAATCCTCGAGTCTTCTTCTGACCATACTCAAGAGCTTTGTAGGTTCCGTAGGCTGCAGCACCAATGGCAGCTGCAGGCAAAACAGCAGACGATAAGCCACCAAGACCCATCGAAGCAGCTATTGCTTCGCCAGCCCCTTGAGCTCCCCACATTACTGCACTCTTTCCAAGACTTTTGGCTGCACCCCAAACGCCACCTTCTTTAAACCCCTGATAGACCTCGAACGCGGTAAATCCTACCGGTAGCGCACCTTTGGCTACAGTGCCCGCTAAACTCTTAATACCGCCCTTAGCAGCCGTTCTAAACGTACCAACTGGACCAAACTTTGAAGCTCCTTCAACCCCAGAAGCTACTTGTTTAGCGCGCTCACCTTCCCAACCCAAGAAACTCATACCACCAACACCTTCATTCTTCATCCAACCGACAGATTGAAGCGCTCCGTACTTAGCTCCTCGAGCCATACCAGAGTTCCAACCCCCTCGAAGAAGACGCGATCCTCTCATGTACTCTGAACCTGAAGACCGTTTGGGGGCGATGGTACTAATTCCCATACCCATTCCAATATTCGCCCCAATGTCAGAGAAAAACCCTCCTCCAACACCAGTCTCAGGAGCCATATCGTTCATTGAATAGCCGCTTAATCCCATTAGCCATGTCTCCTCTGATGGAGGCCATTTACTAACCCATTGGTACTATTTGCTAATTGAGAAAAACCAGCGACAGAAGAAGAGCCAGAGCTACCAGAAGAAGGCAGTTCACCATTACTTTGAAGTTCACTTTCCATTAAAGCTCTTTCGTCGTACGTTCTGACTAAAGAAGCTTGACTCATTGAAGAAGTTGTTTCGGGAATGGCCCCAACAGCAGAAAGAGCCGGACCTCCAAGAAGTGCAGCTCCAGAAACCGCAGCAGTAGCACCAAGGATGGCGTTTGGATTATTTTTTGCCCAACGGCCTAACCCCTTAGCTCTATTATAGGCTCCAAGCGGAAGATTTGCGTTGCTCGCACGCCCGACAAGATTCTTTGCTCCAGAAGCTAATGAGTCAGCCCCTCTTCTCAAGAAAGAAGAGCCAAGTTTACCTGCCATTGTCAAACCCAATCCAGCAGTAGCTCCACCCAACATTCCTTGAGTAATATCTGAAAATCTATTTTCTGAAGTAGTTCCAGGTCCGAAAGCTGCTTGATAGGCTCCACCAATACCTGCGCCCAACAATCCACGCTTAACAAAGCCCGCATCTTTCCAGGCACCTATCCCCAAGTATTCTCTAGTGTTTTTAAGAAAAGATCCTTCAGCAAGTTTGCCTGAAAAACTACCTGCAGACCAATGGGCCAATCCTCGGCTAGCACTGCCCACGGCTTGAGCGGCAGATCCAGCTGCACTGAGGCCTAATTTACCAAGTCCAAATAATTGAGTTCCAAGGGACATTTTCGTCCTCCAAGAAGATTATATCACCATTTCTTTGTACGATTATTCACTTCAGTTAAATAAGGAACTCCCTGTTGTGCAGTTTGAACGCTAGAGAAAGCAGAATGAGAAGAACCTCCACCCTGAGCAGCATTAAACATCTGAGCTTGAGCGGAGCGCTGATTTGAGGCCATAAAATCGACCCGCTGAGTCGTTTCAGTTTTTACCGGAAAATTCCCAACTGGTTGCGTTTGTTCAACTGGTTTCTGGGTCCGTTCTTCTACTTGTATTGAAGCCTGAGAAAGTCTAGCCTGATTCGCCTTAATCCTTTCCATTGTCTGTCTTCTCCACATTAAAAATTCCGTAACATCATCTCCCATCCCCTCAATTCCCAATGGCGAAAGAAGATAGTTTTGTGGACGAGACATAATGGCTCGCGTCCCAGAATCCATTTCGGCAAGATATGCTGCCCTAAAGGCGTCATCATGTTCTAGTTCGCCTTTACCTGTCGTTACAATACGTCTAACACGTTCAGCTCCCTCTTCCATTAAATCTGTTTGTTCTGTAATAGCCCTCAAATTAGATGATTCTTTTTTAGAAAAGGCCACACCAAAGTCAATAAGCTTAAATTTAACGTCATTTCCTTCTCTTTTGAAAACTATATTTGCCCTATTAATATCTGCATGCATTATGTCGCCTTTGGACATTTTTTTAAATGCATCTGCAGCCCAATCAGAAAGTTTTACAGTTTCTTCTTCAGATAAAACACTTTCTTCTACTAATTTGGCATCTTTAAACCTTTTTTCAAGGATACTGCTTCCAGCATTTTCCATCAATAATGCATCTTTCTGAAAACCGTAAACTTCTGGAACCATTTCTCCATATTCTTCTCGAGCTGCCTTAGTTAACCTAGCCTCACGTCCAAGATTTAGTTCGTTGTTTTTAGCTAAAATACGAGCGTCAATATTAAGGCCTTCAAGTTCCCTGCCTCGAAGCATCATTGTTCCAGCACTAAATCCTTGAATTTTTGCGCCAGCTAAATGGGGTAATTCGGTCTTCAGAACTGCCTTACCTTTGCCAGGAACCCAAGCGTTATAAGCTACACCTTGAGCTCCAGATCCCAATTTATTTAAAACATAGGCTTCCGTTTCGCCAACGCTAACTTTTAGTTTTTCTCCGAGTCCCTCCTTAATCAAAGATTGCATTTCGCTTTCTGCAGCCTCTGGAGCTGCAGAAAGAATCTTACTGATACGTTCTTCTGGTAAAATTCTGGCCGCTTTATCGGCTAGAGTAGAAATAAATCCTGAACCAAATGGGGTCATTAGATGTCGAATCTTCGCAGACAGACCTACTTCAGACATGCCCTCAATTATATTAAAAGAAAACTTATCTCCCCAAGCCTGTTTGTCTGATTGCTTCTTATCTTTCCTCCACATTGACTTTCGAAGTTTTCTTCCCATCATTCGAGCTTTAATAAACTCTTCTTCGGTCAACTGTCGATCTTGATCTCCTAGGGAATAAAGAAAGGATTGGTAGGCGCCCAAATTTAAATTTTCTGACAGTTTATCAATACTTGCAAACGTATTGTAGGTTATTGGCTGACCCATTTGCTGTTTTGCTTCAGCAATGGCCTGATATCTTGCCAAACCCCACATCCCAATGCCCTGCTCTCGTGCAGCAAGTTCAGCTTGGGCGGTATGCTTTCTTGTAACTAATTCTTCTGAAGCCTCACCGAATGGCAAAGCCGATACAGCTCCTCTTCGAATTAGTTCTACGTTTAGGTTGGTCTTGTCAGATACGACAGCCCCGAGGTAACGACCGTAGGTCATTTGCGAAGGATCAATAATTACTGAAGCAGCTGGATTCTCTGCAAGGAGTTTTCGAAGCTCTGCGGTGGCCTCTTGCCCTCCAGGTTGTTCCTGGTTGATACGTAGTTGGGAAAGAAGAGAACCTTCAGAGTGGCCTGCGGTCTCGGGCGCATCTATACCCGCGAGGCGAATAGAGATTTGTCCATATCCAAATTTAGCTTTTAACCAGTTTGCTATTCCAGAACGTCGAAGAACTAGAGTATCAGCGTCTTCCACATCCATAATAAACTGGTCAAGTATAATTCTCTTTAATTGTTTGCCTTTTTCGTTGAGAGCTTCTATTTCTGAGGCATTTGCGGCAATTAGATCAGAATCGAGAAGTTGGCCCATCTTTGCTTGGGTCTCAGCTTCTTCTTTCTGCAATTGGGCCTGAAGATTTCCTCTGATTGTTGGATCGTCCCAAATGTCGCGCCGAAATTCTCTAATCCTTGGGTCTATCAGTTGACCCATCAAAGCATCTGGAATTGGTTGTTTCGCAAACGGGATATTAGTATCATCTCCCGCAACAGCCCCTCCAGGAAGAGCTGGAACCTTTGTAATGTCCTCTAAATCTCCAACATCATCCCCAGAGAATAGGGACAGAGGCTTCAACCAGGAAAGAAGACCAAGTCCACCAATAATCCCTGCAGCAATTTTAAATTTACGATTTGGGCTAACCTGAGTAATAGAACGAAGAGGTGCTCCAACAATCTCTCCAGCATTTCTTTTGGAGAATGGGAGTTCTTCCTGAATAGCTTTTTCTATTTGTTCCCAAGAAGTCTCAGTTTTTGCTGCTCGAGTCCTGAACTCATCCCAATTAATTGTCTCATTTCTTTCAGTAGCAGCTTTAGCGGCACTAATTAATCGGTTTTGTAGGGCCAGATCATGCCACTGCTTAACAGAAATCTCCCCCTTTGAAGCATAGATCTTCGCAAGAGTCGCAACGTCAGAAGAGACTTCGTGAGCTTCAGCAGAAGTAATCCCAAACAGTTTAGCTGCAATTTCCTGGGTCCAACCAGCGACTTTCTTTCTATCGATCAGATCAACGACTTCAGAAACGTTTTTCCCTTGGGCAAATAGACCTGCGGCCTCTTTTCCAAGCGGATACATTTGCTTAATTAGATCTGGATCGTATTTGGCCGCAAGTTCTTCTGGAGAAAGGTTCTTAGTCTCTTGATAGATTGTGCTCGAGAGTTGAACGACAAATTCTTGAGCAAGATCTCTAATTGTAATCTTGTCGAGAACCTGATTAAACCGAGAAGTTAATCCATACTTTTGAGCTCTAGCGAGAATCATTGGAATATCAAAACCATTTACTCCCGGAGCAAGAATTGATCTTTCTCCGATATTCCAACCTGCTAGAACTGGATTCTCTGTCTGAGAAAATGCTTCAAGATCGTTCAGTAATTCAATTAGAAGTTCTTTTTCCTCAAGAAGTTTTCCTCCAGAAGCTAGCCGAGTCTTTTCTGCAAGGGGAATAATCCTCTCGCGGGCGAATTTTGAGATGAACGATCCTTCTGCAGGGGTTGAGTACATTACCCTGACGGGACCACCAACAGATTGACCAACAGAGAGAATTGGAGAATTTGCGGTCAATCCTCCAGTTTCAATATCAATGAAACGTACATTCCCAAATTGATCAAAAGAAATCATTTGCCTTACTCTCTAAATCGCATCGAAAATTACTCTCCAGAATTAAGGAGATCATCTGGGGTCAAAACATCCTTTGGAAGTTCTACCTGTTTAATCTGTTTTTCGATGATTTTAGCTCTTTTTTTCGAATCGGTTATGGAGGTATCGCCCTTGTCCTTCTGTTTCAATGCAGCTTGCTTTTTATAGATTTCTTGGGGATCTCCAACCATTAATTTGATCAGTCTCTCTCTGCGAGCAGAGAGTTTCAACTTGGCTTCTAGGTAAGGAGTAATTTCGTAGACAGTAACGATCTGTCCTTTGAGATTTTGGGTAGTTTCGAGAATTAGATCTACGTTCTCTTTCATAGCCAAAGATTTATTAGTTCTCATTAAGAGAATCTCTATTTCAGCCAACTCGTTACAGTAGGCTACTTCTGCAGCATTAATTGGATTTACATCAAATCTTTCCATGTAACGAAGAAAGAATTCTGAATAGAAACTAATTTCTGCTGGACAGGGTTGACCGATTGGGACTTTAGTAATTGGGAATGGACAGGTCTTTCTGTAGAAGCATTCTTCTTGACCAAGACATTCCATTGCCAGGAATGCTCCTGGGCCTGTAACGTACTTGGTCATCAATGCTCTAATTCGAAGCATTTCTTCATTTGTGTATTGGATTGGGTTTTTATCAGGATTGAATGATAGCGCCTCGAGAAATGCTTTTTTGGCGAATTGTTTCTTTCCATCAGCGTCTTGTTCTGCGGAATAGATTGCTAGTTCTTTCTCTATTAATGACATCTTGTTACCTGCTACTTTCTAAGTGATTGATCACTATGAAATTCCTGCTTCAACGAAGATAGTTTCGTATCTTTTGATACCAGAGCTTTCTTCTCGACAGGCTTGACTTCCCGAGTAGCCCTCGGTAGTTGTTTTAAGTTTAGGGCCGCATTATGATCACGATCTAAAACTAAACCACATTTACAATTAAAAGTCCGGTCTGATAACTGTAGGTCTTTGATGTCGCCACAAGAAGAACAGGTTTTGCTACTTGGAAACCAACGATCAGCAACTTGCAAATCAGTTTTATAAATTACCGACTTATAAGTTGTTTGTCGTCTAAACTCTCCAAAAGCGGCATCACTTAGAGACCTTGCTAGGTAACGATTCTGTACCATGCTCTTCACATTTAGATCTTCAATAATTATCGTTTGGTTTTCACGACAAAGTCTTGTAGTCAATTTATGAAGAGAATCCTGCCGGATATCTTTAATCTTGCAATGCAAACGAGCTAATCTATCAGCAGCTTTTTTGCGATTAGAAGATCCTTTTAGTTTTCTTGAATGTCTTCTAGAAAGCCTTTGTAAGCGCTTTAGATATTTACCTAAAGACTTGGGACCTTCTATTTTTTCATCAGTAGATAGAGTCGCTAGTGTAGTAATTCCAAGATCAACGCCAATCTTTTCGTTGCCAATACGGTCTTTATGGTAGTCACCAACATTAACTTGAACGGCAAGCATCCAACGGTCAGCTACTCGGCTAACGGTAGCGCTCATTACTTTGCCAGCGAACCTTAAGGTTTCTCGCATGCTAACCCAGCCAAGAACTGGAATCCTAACTTTCTTTTCGTCAAAAGAGATTTTATCGTTAGCAATGTAGAAAGAGTCTCTTTGTCCCTTTTTATGAAATTTAGGATACCCGGTTTTCTTTTTAAAGAAAGAACTAAACGCTTTTTGTAAGTTAGCGAAGGGTTGTGCGGTACAGTCTCTATGGACATCGCAGGTCCATGGAAACTCTTGTTTACGAATAGAGTTGAAGATCTTTTTAAGAGTTGAACTCTTGGGCTTCTCGCCTAACTCGTAACGTTGTTTCCATTGGCCAAGAGCCCAATTGTAAGAGAATCTAGCAGTACCACAAGCTTTCACAAAATACTCTATCTGAGTTTTAGTTGGCATAAGTCTTATTTTATGAGAAAGAATCATTTATTTCCGCCTGTTCATGTATATCACTATAGCACAACCACTTGTCAAAGGTCTAGAAGTACCTCCTAGAGTAGTTTACCAAGGAAAAGTATTTTTAACTAATCTAAAAATAGTTCTTGACACGACAATTTTGTCACTGCTATATTCTTAAGAGAGCTTTGAGTGAAGTATTGAACGAAAAGCGAACGACAGGATATGAAATTCAATCAATTTACTTTTCTCGGGCTGATGGCCCGAGAAATAAAACAATGTATTCCGAAATAACTACCTCAGGAGTAATTGACTTCTAATTTACAAAGGAGTTAAACTGTAGACAGGGAGAGAAGAAATGAATTACAAGAAAAAGTCTACGATAGTTGAAGCCACAAGACATCCAGAATATTTCGAAATCAAATTACCAGATGGAAGAGTAATCGATGGTAACCCAGGAGATTGGGAAGTAGTTGATCTCGAGGGTAATCATTTTGTAGTTGGACATGAAATCTTTTTAAGAAGATACGAACCATTTGACGAGGAAGGATGGAACGCTTTTACAAAATGAGAGAAGTAGGAGAGAAGTATACATTCCTAATAAAAAATTTCAGCGGCCCACTCTGGAAAGCCCTGAAATCCTATTCTAAAGAAGAAGGCCTTACCCTTAATAAACTAATAGAAAAAATCCTCAGGAGTCATCTTGAAATGGAAGGTATCATCCCCCCAGGTTCTAAAATACTAGAGAAAGGAAAGAAATGACAGGCGAACAAGTTATTGAACTTTGGAAACAACATCAAAAAGAAGAAAGAACAGAACGTAAAGGAAAAGAAAGTTCCGAAAGATACTGGAAACAATCTGGAGCTCTAACAATAATCCTACCAAGACAATCCGGCAAAACAACAACTCTGATCCCAGCTCTAACAAGTTTTTTGGGACCCAATTGTATCGAAGTTACTCCAAGAATTAGATTTGAGAATAAAGATCATCCACTAATTTACGAAACTAAAATAGCTTCTCTTTTTGAATGGTGGGAAAGGCCATTTGATCCTGCAGATTTTCACTGCATTGTAGATGACTTTACATTTTGCAATCAAAAGTTTTTCGAAGGTAGATGGAAGTCTCTAACCCTATTTGGATCATTATCTGATATCAGGTTTGCACGATGATTACTATCTCTAAAGATATGGAAGAATGCCTTGAAGCCTTTTGTAAGAAACATTCTCTCTCCCCCACAAGAGCTCTCAACCAAGCAATTAATGATTTTGTTTCTAGAGATATTGAATTCTCAATAGTAGGTGCACCAGTTCTTGCAAGATTGTCCGCGAAAGAAATTAAAAAACTCCAGAAAGTCTGTTCTGAATAATTCTTGCCTTTTATCATTTGGTCATGGTATCCTGATAATCAGGAGGTGCTAAATGAAACAAGGTGAAAGAAAAGAAGTCTGGATTTCCAAAGAACTCCACAAAAGAATCAAGATCAAAGCCGTAACGGAGGATGTACGGATGGAAGATCTTGTAGCAAAAATCCTAACAGAAAAACTAGATGAAGAGGAAAAGAAGAATGACTGAAGAAATGGTAAGAATTGAAAACGTACAAATCGGAGATGATCAAATTGAAGCGATTAGGGACAAAAATGAGGGTTGGGTTGTAGTAAAAAGAATGTGTGAAGCATTGGGGGTCGATGCGAATGGACAGAAACAGAGACTAGATAACAGTTCTTGGGCAACTACGTGCATTATCCACGCAGTTGGAAACGATGGAAAACAAAGAGAAATGTTCTGTCTATCGGTGAAAAGTGTTCCAATGTGGTTAGCAACTTTACAAACAAGTCGTCTCAATAAAACGATTCGTCCCAAAATAGAACAGTTTCAAAGAGAAGCTGCTGAAATTCTATTTAGATGGGCAGAACAAAGACCTCCGGCAAAAATGCCCACTCATTTAGAAGCTCTAGAGGGTTGGACAGCTGAACTAAGACATTCTATTGCGTTGGAAGAAGAAAATAAAAATCTGGCGGTAATTACCCAAAAACAAGAAGAACAATTAGCTCTTGAAGCTCCAAAAGTAAAGAATTACGAAAAGTTCCTTTCTACTGATGGAGATTATTCTCTCCAAGCGGCAGCAGAAATTCTTAAATGGGGCAGACAAAGAATGATTAACACTCTTCTTAATAAGGTGTGGTTCAGAAATCCTAATGGAGAAATTGTTCCTTACCAACAGTATATAGATAGAGATCTATTCAAAGTTAAATCTGGAACCTATTTCAATGAAGTAACAAGCAAAACTAATTCTTATGTTAAAACTGTAGTAACCCCCAAAGGTCTTGAATTCCTTTCTAACCATTTAGAAACTTCAGAAGCCCTGAACTAACCCCTCCCCAATCTCCCCCCCCTCCAATTATTTTTCGAGAAAACTCTTTAATAACAGGTTTTAAGAATTATTTTTCGAGGATACTAGATAGTAAATAAGTCTATCCCTGCCCTTTCGTTTTGAGGGGCCGGGGTCGATAAACCGTGACAAAAATGTCACAAAGGAGAATGACCATGTATGCCAAGGATATTAACCACATTAAGGAACGTTTATCAAGGATGCATGAGCGTGACAGAGATTACTTCATGAACAAGATGAAACTGGTAGCAGAGAAGAAGGGATCGTATCTGTCTACTTGTAACAGTTGGATGGTAGTAGTAGTGCGTAACAATGAGCGTATTGCCTCTGCCGTAGGGCATGGCAATCAATGGGATACGGTGCTGTCTGCAGGCATGACCTGCAAGGATAGTAGTGCAGTAATCATTACTGCATGATTGTCCAACACATAACCTCTATTACTGTAATAAGGCAGTAGTAGAGAGTAAAGGGCTAAAGGCAGCCCATAATGCCTTCTCTTCTTACTGTACCTTAGGGTACAAGGAGTCTATCATGACTACTATCACTAACGTTCGTGAAGCAAAACAAACCCTCATTAACATGGAAGCCCTTCTGCCCATGGCTCGCAAGCCTGAGCAAGCGTGTAGGCTCGTTGAAGAGCTCAGGGTTTCGATCAATGTGGCTGAGCAAGAGGCAGCAGATGTCTTGTTGCTCAAGCGTGCAGCTAAAGATGCGGCTGCATGGGCAGCTACCATTGATGAGAGCTACCTGGGTTCTCGTCCACGTCAGCAAGTGGGTAAGAATCGTGACTTGCTCATCGGGGCTATCGAGAAGTTAGTTTCTGTTGAACGGTCCCTCCTCGTCATCACTGACGAAGAAGGGAAAGAACTCGGCAAGAGAGGCCGAGTCGAAAAGGAACTGGTAGAGACTCGCAAGGCAGCGCGTGCTGCCCTTGATAAGCTCAACAGTGGACGTGAATATATGGGACTTTCACGTCTCTCTCCCGAAGAAGTGCGCACTCTTGTGGAGCTCGAGTATGAGCGCCAAGAAAAGGAGGAAGGTCAACGGGACGACGACAGCGTCATCTCATACGTCGCCGATCAGGGAGTCGGTGTTGAACATGGGCTCAATGCCGACTCTTTGAGAGAAGACATTGGCGACGAGATCTCAAGGTCAGAGGCTATTGCGGAGTATTCATTGTACTCCGTTGATCCTAAGTGGTCTGAAAAGGCTACTAAACGGATCCTCGATTGCATGGATCCAAACGGTTTGGGGCGTGCAACTCGCCCCATGTCGTTCAATGGCAAGTCTCTTGTTTGGAAAAACGGTATCGCCTTTTGGATGCCGTTAACCCATTATTCAGTGAAGCAGTCGTTAGTGTGGCTTCAAGGCCACAAAGGGAATGGGCGGCTCGGCATGTTGCGTGATCCTCGATTCACGCAGGAACATCGTCAAGTATTGATGGAGTTCGTGAGTAACTCCTGGGAACATTTCAACAGTTAACTCTTTCGTCCTGGGCATTGACGATAAAAGGCCCTGTTTCTTTAACTTATTTGCCTAGGAGATTACAATGAGAAAAACTAAGAATTTATTGGATTTGGCTCGTGAAATTGGGGATTCTAACTATTTCACCATCTTCGACGAGAAAGGAGGGGGTGAAGCTATTTATCAAACTTTCGATCTTGCATTGGAGGTTCGCGCCTCCAAAAGGATCAAGTTCAACAAGGAGTTCTACATTTATCATGGTCCCAAAGACATGGTGGTGTAGTCGCTCCGCCGTTCGGTCTGCTGAGGGCTCCCGCCCTCATCATCCCTCTCTCACTCCCCCGATTCTCCATCGCTTCGCTCTGGAGAATCTCGAACACCCCCAACCTGGATGACGACAACTAGTCATCGCAGACCCAGAAACGAAGGGAGGAAGGGCTGTTGCCCTTCCTTTCCCTTCGTTTCGTTTTAGCTCTCGCTGCTTCGCAGCTTTCGCAAAAACAGTGCCAGGAGACAACAGGTTGCTTTCTCCTAATTTCTGCCCTGGCACTTTCCCTCAATAATACTCGGAAATAGTTGAGTATTTCAGTATTAAAGAGGGTTTTGTGTTAACAATTTCGATTGCTCGAAAGAGCAGGGAGAATACAATGCTTTACAGATCAGTGATAGCTCGGAACGAGGGATTCAGCACTATTAACGGTAATTATTCCTGCTCATGCTGCGAGGAAGATTCTGGCGTAGAGGCAGGTCAGGGCTGCCTCTGGGTGCTATGTCCTATTTGTAATGATAAAGGGATTCACTGTGAATCACAAAGAAATGGCAATGTAGCTGTGTGTGACAAAGAGCTTTCCGATTGGCTTTATGAAAATGATATTCAATTGGCGGATTTCGATCCGCGTGAGCATCGGGAACTCTTCGAAATCGAGGTTCAGAAATGAAGACTTTTATTTGTTCTTTGAATGGGGAGGGATATTGTTTCTATTTAAAGGGGAAAGTTCTTTTCTTTTCTCCTGTGGCAGTAGGGGGTAAGGAATATGCCGCCGAAAAAGCCGCCCCACACCTCCAACCATTGGTATTGAAAGCTCTTAACGTATTGAAAGGGGAATAACATGAACAAACATCTAAAGAGATACTTTCGTTGTCTCGGTCTTGAAGTCGGAGCAGCAGTTATTGCTCCTATTAGTTATCCTCTCGTCCAAGCTTATTCTTTTCGCTGTATGGCGAAAGATCTTGGAAATTCTCAAAAAGTGCAAAACATCTGTGAAGTCGTTGGGATGGTATCAGGAGCTCTATTCATCCCGTTCGCAGGTGTAAACCTTCTTGTTTCTCCTGTGTGGTGCGCGGTAAAAGTGGGAATAGCCGCAGTAAATGACAAAATTCCCAAAACTCTGCGCCAAACATCCAACGAAATAACAAACTTCATAATGGAAGAATAACTTCAACTAGGGACTCTACATCCCTTTTCGAAATTATTTGAAAGGATTAAAAAATGAAATACCTCTACCTTCTCTTCCTCCTTGCAATTACATCTTTCTTAATCGGATGTTCTCCCGTTGCTACAGTATGGAACGCTACGAATTTGGTGAACGCGCCGAAGAATGTCACGTTCTACGGCCTTGACTTCCAAACCACTGGCTTCGATGATCGTCATTTCTCCGTCGAGAAAATCGAACAATGCATGCCTCGATGGATGAAGAGTAGTGTCAAGAGGGTGGAAAACGAGTTCAACTTCGGTATTAGGGTCAACCTCACTCGAGGAGTAATCAGGGTCGACCAAGAACAACTCTACTTTGAAGTGAGGGAAGAAGAGACACTCAGTAGAGAAAAACTTCGCGCCATAACCTCCCAATACATACACCCAGGAGAAGAGGGATTCGGTTACGTTATTCATATATCTTATATGACAAAGAATAAAGGAGTCTTGGGATATGGAATCCTATTCTCAAGAGACACAGGTGAGATAATCGTAACTGCTGGAGAGATCTTCGAAGGTGACGGTCATTCACTCTATAGCTTCTATAATGATCCCTTGGAGAAAATATCCAAGAAAGTTACAAGAAGTATCGCCGTTCTATTCAATCCTCCCTCAGAATAGCCCTGTCACCAGCGTAGTTTTATATAACGTCTTAAATTCAGAGAGAAACAATGCAAAGGCACACCAGTCCCAAACAAATCCCATGCTCAAGATGCGGAAAACTAACTTACATTCAAACGTGTCAAGATTGTAAAAAGATAATCAAAAAAGAAGAACGACAACTTAAATTAACGAAAAAGAAATTTCTTCAGATTATGAAGAGAAGGATAAAACAACTTTCCCAAACCAACCCAAAAACCAAGCGCACTCCAAAACTAACAAAATATAATTACATTAAACTTACATCTTTATCTCAAGATGAAAGGGAATTATTTAGTTGTATGTTCAGAAACGGCCAAATACCAGAGCACCGTCTTGTCTTGGCAAAATTCTTAAAACGACCTCTCTTAAAAAACGAAATCGTTCATCACATCAACGGAAATAAAAAAGATAACAGAATTGAAAACCTTCTGCTCTGTAGAGATTCGACAGAACATCTCTTCATTCATTTGAATAAAGGAGAGCTCGTTCAAAAACTCCTAAGTAGGATTTCATATCTCGAATCTCTTCTTCAAGAAAATAACATTGAAATAGCCGCTTTCAACCCCAACCTCTAGTGCCACTAAGCAAACCAAAAATGCGGTTTGGTCTCCAGCCAGAGACACCTTGGTGGCCGAAACCTCCCAAAAACTCCCTAGTGCTAAAATTTAAACGCGCTACCCACCATAAATAGAGGACAAAAATGAACTGGAATGAAATATTCCTTGGCTTCCAATTGATGACAGACCTTAAAACAGATGTATACAAACCCGAAGATCCAAATTCAGAAGATCCTTGGACCCCTCCTGAAGAATAGCAAGAAATGGAGGAAATTTCAATTAATTAACAGTGACTAATGCCTTCCTATTCCCCAGGAGAAAATAATCGTTTTTTTAGGCCCAAAACCCCCTCTAATCGAAGGATCTAAAAATGAACATTGTTCAAAAAACAGATTATCTAGAGATCCTGGATAACAAATTAGAAGTCTTTGCCTATCTAGATAGACTAACTATGGAACTTCACCTCAGAGAGAAGGAGATAGACCAACTCTCCTTACTCGGAATGCATCCTGAACGACTAATGATCAAGTCAGAAAACGACTTTATTCTCTTGATGCTAAACATTCAGGAGGCTTTAAATGGCCTCCCAATAACATTCGAACAACCTACAAAACTTCTGTTCTATCATCAGGAGAGAAAGGAATAATCTGTCCCAGTTAGGAGACAGAAATGTTTGAGAGAAAAGAGGACAATAAGTAGAATGGAGTTGATTTGACGGGTTATTTAATGACAGGAAGATACCATTCTTTACCTGTTAATTCTTCCTCCTCCTCTCCTCTCTCTTTCTATCTCTTCTATTTATCTCTTTACTATCTTTGAAGAATACATTGAAAAGGGTATCAGGGTTTAACGTCTATAATTGCTCTTTTTGATCTATTAGAGGAAAGAAAAGAGATTTCAATGGTTTATCTAAAGCTCTATTAAAGAGTTATTTTTGTTGAGAATTCTTCCATTTTTGGATCTTGGAGAATGGGCCGCGAAAAAATCTTTTAATTACCCACTCTTGGGTAGAAAGAATTCCAATGCCAATAACACTGCTAGATGTAGTCAAAGAATTCGTCAGCGAAACCTCTATCGATTTGGTCAATTTCGATCTCCTTCATAAACACCTAGCACTCAACATTCTTCCAGACACCGAAGATACCTACACAATTCGTTTCACAGTCATCGACAAAATCAACGACACACTTCAAAACTTCGAAAAACTCTCGGAAGCAGTTGAAGCTTTTGAAAACCTCCACACAACAAGGAGTATCAAATGAAACGCCTAATCGAAGAATGCCCTTTCCTTTCCTCGTTCACCTTCTTGGATGAAAATTACTACGTCCTTCCGATGACAAAAGGGCAGAAAGATGCGATAAAAAGATCTGAAGTAAAAGTCGCATCACTCGACTCGGGAAAAGAAATGTCCATTCCGTTCGGAACGATGGTAACATCCCACTTCAACACTCCATGGGAAGAGATGAATCTCAAATGATCAAAATCAAAAATCTCCGAAACTCTAAGCCTTCAGAACCTTGGGATGTCAAAGTCGACAGATCATCTATTCTTGGCAATCCATACCTAATGCTCAATGAGAGTGAAAGAGAATCAGTCTGTGCTAAATATGAAAAATGGTTCCTAGACATAGTTACAAGTGAAACTACAAACGAAAAAAGGAAGGAATTCAAAGCAGAACTTCAACGGCTCCGAACGATCTACAAAAAATATGGCAAATTGAATCTATTCTGCTGGTGTGCGCCGAAAAAATGCCATGCAGAAACAATTCGTCAATGGGTAAATGGTAGCAGTTGCAACAACTCTTCTCGAACAGAAAGGAACTAAAATGAAATACATCCCATTCATCCTTATCGCTGGTTGGATCATCCTTGCCCTTCTCACAATGGAAACTGGCAACGCAGTAATGTTCATCGACTCAGAAGGAAACTCCTGTTCCTGTCTTTATGAACAAGAACTTGTGCCATGCAAAGACCAATCAGAAATCGACTACGTTTATATCGAACAAAATCACTGCTAGGAGAAACCAATGGAAATCTACATTGTATTTGAAGTTTCCCAGTACGACACCGGTACAGAAATCCACGGAGCGTTTATTTCCCTTGCATCAGCGGAAAAGAAGCGGAATGAAATTAAAGATGGTCTTCTAAACAACAACGACGTTCAGATTTGGCCCATCCAATTAGAGGAATAAAATGATCATCATGCTCACTGGTCACCGACCAGAAAAATTAGGAGGCTACAAACCAAACCCAATTCAAAACTGGGTAATTGAACAACTCGACGCCCTCCTCAAAAGAGCCCTCCATTCAGATCCAAAAGTCGAAGTTATCTCAGGTATGGCTCTCGGCGCAGATCAATGGTGGGCAACTTGTGCAATCCGTCAAGGTATCCCTGTCCACGCGTTTATTCCATTCGAAGGCTATTACTTGAAATGGCCAGAAACTTCCATGGAAACCTACAAACAGATCCTTTCTCAATGCGTTGAAGTCAAAATCTGCTGTCCTCCTGGATACCAAGCAGAAAAAATGCAAATCCGTAATGAATTGATGGTCATGGCAGCTACTCATCATGTAGCAATTTGGGATGGATCTTCTGGAGGAACGGCAAACGCAGTCAAATACATTAAACAACAAGGTCTGAAATACTACCGAATCAATCCCATCACCAAAACTCAAGGATGGATCGATCAAAAATGAAAACTATCATCTTCTCTCTTCTTCTTTCAGCTTGTTCTCCTTGTAATCTCCAGTCAGGTATCTGCATTCCAGAAGTAGATGAGGAGATGGTGGATTTCGAAGTTCAGTATTTAAGTTCTGTTTTTGATATTAATCTCTCTGATCTCCTGGAGAATGAAGGTGTTGAATTGGTTGTGGTTGGCGCGCCAGTAAAAGCAAATAAGTGGAACGCTGGCGGCGTCTACCACAAAGATGAACAAGTTATCATTATCCTCCACAGAGACGATCCCTTGAATCAGACTCCATGTACCACTTTTTGGGGTACTTTTGGACATGAATTGATTCATTTCGTCTCGATGAATGTCCTAGGCCAAACCTCAGAACAAAACGTTTCTCACGCCATTCCAAGTCTGTTCTGGGGGTATCCAGAATCAGCATCTTGGACAGTTCAGGGAAACATGCAAAGAGCCACTAGGATTCAATGTGGCGAAGGAGATGAAGAATGATCCAAGAAATAATCAATCAATGGGAAGCAAACAAACATAAACTTTGTCACTACTTCACCAAAAATCATCCAGGAAGCTACGAAGAAATCGTTAAAAAAATCTTCGAACTCGTTATCGTTGGTTATGACGCCAAAAAAATCACAAAAATTGACGACGGCGATTACCAAGGAACTCAAATCTTCCTTATTCCCAAAGACACCTATCAACCAGACATATCAAATTATATCTTCACACACACCTACTATGGCTCTTGCTCGGGATGTGATACTTTAAAAAGTATTCAAGGTTTTCAAGATAATGATAATCCTCCCAATCAAGAAGAAGTCCAAAAATACATGACATTAGCTCTCCACCTTGTTCAAAAACTCAAGCAAATGACAGGAGATGACCATGAAGTTCAAGAAGATTGATAACACTCCAGTTTCAAATGAAGTTGTTCTGCATGTTGAAATCTTCGTCAAAGGTAAATGGATTCAAGATGGCGAAGATAGTTTTAACAAAGCCGAAGCGTTCAATCATCTCTTCAACCTCGCAGATCTGAATCCTTTGAAAAGTGTTCGTCTCATCGAAAACGATAAAGTCGTCAAATTCCTCGAGGGAGCTCACCATGTCACTCCATCACCGAAATCCCCGGAAGTTCAAATCAAAAACCGCTTGCAAAACCAAAATTGATTGGCAGAAAGAAGTCCAAGAAAAGAAAGAAATCGAAGAAGAAATTGAAGCTCACCTCGATCACCTCCTTTGGGTAGAATCAATGGAGAAAGAATATGGAACAGGTCAATCGCACCTTCGATGAACCAATTAATCAAATGCCCTGCATTCATCGAAAAGAATGCCGGCGCGACTCCCTTCAACTTTTCTCGCCGATAGACTCCTGCTCTACCTGCCAAGAGTACGTTGAAGACTTTGACGGAGAAGAAAAAGAACTTTCTCCAATTCATTGTCGTCAATGCAATACTCTCTGGCCAAAATCCGCAATGGATGAAGGTATCTGTCCAGAATGTATGGACAGCATTATCTTCTAGGAGAACAAATGCGCTATTTCAAAGTAATTTCAATTCTCCAACCAAACCAAGTGTTTGTATTTACAAGCAATGGCTCAGGTTTTCACGGAGCAGGATCTGCAGCATTTGCAATGTTTGGAAGATCAGATAATTGTTGGAGAGAAATGGGTCTCGGCAAAATGCCAGATGGCACTCCAGGCCTCTATGCAATAAAGGGATGTGCTAGAGGATTCCAAAAAGGAACTTCTGGCAAATCCTACGCCATCCAAACCGTTATCAGACCAGGAGCAAAACGCTCTATCTCCAAAGAGGAACTTATCAAGCAAATCAAAGATCTTTACGTCTATACAAAATTCCACCCAGATTGGGATTTTTTAATCGCTGGTTCGCCTCTCAACAAAGCGGGTCTTTCGGGATATAGCGGCCAAGAAATGAAAGACTTGTACTTGTCACTCTCAGTCCCAGAGAACGTTCTCTTTCCTGAATCTTGGAACTCAGAATCGAAGTAAGTTTCTAAAATTAAATGGCTATTGCCAAAAGGAGATTCTATGGAACCTATCACGATGACTACTCTCGTTCTCGTTGCTCTTGGTCTTGATGAAGCTCGTGATTTCGTCAAGGGCGTTACCAAACAAGCCATCGGTCGAGAAATCACCGCAGGCAGTCTTCTCGGCAGCATCGTCGGCGGCGCAGGTCGAGGTCTCGTTGAACACCTCATTTCCAAACCTGCAAAACAATACGTTGAAACTCCACCCAATGTTCAACCAAAAGAAGTAGTCGCATGAATCTCTTTACCTCTCCACAGCTCAGATCATCTCTATACAGGCAGTGGGGTATCGCACCACGAGTTCTAAAAGTAATTCGTGAGACTCCATTGCTCTGGATAGTAAGAGCAAGTGGGATTGAATTTGCTCTCAGAAAACAACCGTTGAAACGGTCCTGAGAGCCGAGCGCAGAGGACAATTGTCTCTGCAATGAGATTAACCCTCAACGAACCCAAAAGGAATCTAGAATGTTGTAGCTCCGACCTACTAGTGGGATGGATACACTAGAAAATTATTGCGGACTACTAAATGAATTGTCATGGCAAGTTAGGCCTCCAGCGCGGAACGTTCTGCCAATCGAGACAAACCTTGCAAATAACAGCTACTGTGTAAGATCCTTGTTCTAGCCCTTGATCTACACAGAAAGACTCAAAGAGTCAGAGGTAAATCGGCCGAAGGTTAGTCGTGCTTTCCTACCAAAGCCCTAGATTTACCAAAAGAATTCAGAAGGGTTGACGCTGCAAAACCCTTCACAAAGGAAAACCATGTTTAATCTCTACAAAAACGGCGAATTCAAATGCTACTAACACTCGGAGTTTCAGTTTCAGGAGTTATCCTCGGCCTAGCAATTTGCTTCATCCTCCAATATATCGAGGAATCATTATGACAACTTTTAATTTCGGTTTTGGCCCAATACCCGCTCATCAACATCCAAATGGAGGTGGTTGG